AGATCTTACTGGACCTGAAAAAGTTGATTTAGCCATTATCTTCTCCTAACTAAAACTGCTGCATCATCTTGGAGTACGTCTGCCGAGTCAGTTGATACAACAAATTATCTCGGATTAAAAAATAAAAATAGGGGGAGGAGTAAACCCCTCCCCAAATTCTTTACGCTCCTGGCGAGCCAAATATGCCTCTCCAGTCGCTCCAACCAAAGCTATAACGTTCTCTAGCCTTGTATCTAACATTTCCAGTTTCAAAGTCACCTTCCATGCTTGTCGATACAGGGGTACGAACAAAATGCTTCAGACCATTAGGTACGTCAGTTTTGACGAACCATGCATCAGTATCTGTTAGATAGTGATTTACTGCGTAGCCTTCTGAGACCATGCCCATATTGCGAATCGCATTTATATCATTATCAGCAGTACCAACACGTCCTGGTGTTTCTAAGAGTCTGTCAGCTACAAATTGCAACGCAGGTGGAATTATTAATTTCCTAGCCTGTGCATTGATCTTAAGGTCTCTTTCATCTTTAAAAGCAGCTATATCAATAAGTGCTTGTTCCAATGAAGTTTCGTTAAGATCCGCAGATGTAGATAACTCGTTCTTCATGTCCACATTACCTACAGTTGGGTGATCGGTGGTCATAAGAGCCTTACCGTCTCCTCCAACATAAGATGAACTAAAGCCGTTGTTTAAAACGTTAGCCGCTTTAACCTGCTTGCTTTGTTGCATCGAACGTGCTAAAGCTCTCGTGTATCGAGAAGAAATTGTATCGTAGAGGTTATCTTCGATTGCTTCTTCTGTCAGTGAGAAAGCCAAAGCTACTGTATCATGTGTGTAACGAGCCGTCCACGCTTCCTGTGCAAAATCATAGACAACAGCTGCACCTTCTCCCTTCACGGGAGCCTCACTAAACCCAGTGAGCATTACCTCTTCCTCAAAAGCTCTTTCAGAACTTTCTGTGTCAAAGATATCTTCATGCTCATTGTTATAACGCTCATATTCCAAACCAAAGAGCGCATGGAGTCCAGGTACTAACTCTTTGACGAGTTGTGCTCTGTTAATTGCCATTTCTTATCTCCTTAATTTAGACTGCAAACGTTGAAGTCGGGAATGTGAAGTAAGCTCTAGCACTAGCCCCAATTGAATTACTTGGGTCTAGATTAAAGCCTACGCACAATGCTATTCCACTCGAAGTAGTTGCTGTAACACCTTCTTTCGACCTGCCGTTCGTAGTAGAACCTGCTGTCGTAGAGATAGTGTACTTGTTGCCAATAAAACTTACTGCAGGAGTTCCTGCTGTAAATTGTGCTTCATAAATGATCCCAGGATCATTATAAACATAAGCAATAGCATCTTCACTACCTTGAGTAGCCGTACTTGCTGTCCATTGATTAGAAAACGTAGGGGTTCCGTCACTTTTATTATAGAAAACACCGTGAAACACACCTGCTGGGGTATCACTCGCGCCTGCTTGTTGAACGTAACCACTAGATAAAGTCACAACGTCACCACTACAAATAAGGGTGCCGTAACCACTAGCGATTCTCATTCTTGCAGCACGAATAGTACCACCATACATATGTTTTGCGGGTGTAAATCCATCAGGGGCATCTGTATTTGCCATAATTTACTCCTGTGTAAATATAGTGTTAATCATCGTCGGAATTATTCCTACTACCAAATTCGACCTTAGATGACCTATTGATGTCTCCACCTTTTAACGGCATCTTAGGGTCGCTTTCTCGCATAAAATTATGATCCACACCTTCCATCTGCGTTCTGGACTGCTCATTGAAATAAGCATCCCTTTCCGCAACTGTCTCTAGTGGAATTTTTGCGAGAATTAATCCTCCAACCCCTATTACTCCTGCATTAATTCCGTTTTCAATTGTAGGGGCTTGAAACTCAGGATAATCCTCTGCTCTCACAGGTTCATAACCTTCTCGAATACGTTTTGACATATTCGATTTATCATCATTGCCTCTTGTTGCTTCACGGATCCATCTGAATTTATATCCAGCTGGTGCGTTGGGTGCGTCTAACATAGACGGGGGTTGCCAAGGTTTTCTGCGAGTTTGAGATTCTCGGGTCTCGGCAGAACGAGAGTTACGTTCTGAGGTGACTTCTGTGTCAATTGTGTCTGTCATTTTTTATACTCCTTCGATATGCTTAGCATAATCTTCTAGTGGCACATTTAGTCTTTTCGCTATTGCGACCTGACTTGGTGTCAATTTTACTTTGCGTGCGTTCTTTTTACCTGTAGCTCCACGGCTAGAGGCAGCAACCTGTTGCACGGGCTTAGATTGCTCGTTGGAAAACTTTTGTGGAAAGTATTCTTGCATACGACTATCTACTTGAGTATAGTAGTCGTCTGAAGTGGGATCCACTCCCTGCTCTACCAATTCTTTATGAACTCCAAATGCTGCAAAAGTCATGGCTTGATCTTCTCCAAACCATTTATTTTTGGAAGCCCACTCTTCAGCTTTTGGATCAGGGGCAGGGGGAGATTGAGATAGTTCAGGAGCTTCAAGTCCAACCTGAGCTTCAGCTCTCTGTTGTCGTAATTGCTGCTGAGCTGACAACCGTTTAAGGTTCTCAGACTCTGCTGCGGATCGAGAAAGATTCTCGGTTGCTGTAGCAATTGCATCGGCATCTCCTAATTCTTGAGCGTCTTTTAAATTAATTTTCGCTCGTTCAAGATCAGATTGTATACGATTATCGTACTCTTTGAAAAGGGAAGAATCGGAATTCTTTAATTTTTCTTTTAATTGTGAATTATCAGTATACACACTTTGAGCATAATTTACAGCTTCATCTCGCTGTCTTTCTGCCTCTCGCATCTTATACGTTAGCTTATCTATCCGTTTTTGTACGGAGTCGCTAACTTTATCTAATTCATCCTCTTCTTCTTTTACAGGGGTTGCTTCAACTACTTCAGATTCCTTTTCAGGAACATCTTTAATTGAATCATCCACGTCTGCTTCGTGTATATCAACTTCACCTTCGGGAAGTTCTAGTTCTATTTGTTCTGCTTCTTCTTGCATGGTGTCTCCATGATTAGTTATGATAAAATATCTTCGGGATTATCAATTACGGCTAAGATCTCGTCGTCGTTTAAAAGACGCATATCTCCGCCTTCTATTTTAAAACGAGCCCCTGCGTAACGCCCAAAGATTACCCAATCGCCCTTTTTACACCAAGCTCCTTCAGGAAACTTATGAGAATCTCCATAAGCGTCAGGTCCAAGTGCAATCACATAACCAACTACTGTAGCAATACGTTCTCTGTCTACAGTTTCTTT